GGCACATCGGCTTTATCATGAATTGGCTGACAAATGCAACTCCGATGCCTCCCACAACAACAGAACACCTTGATTTAATGCAAAGCGATTCCCCTCTTGGCCGTCTTGTACGCAACTACTTGATGGATTTATGGAAGGACAAGGAACACATTCTGGAATTCAATACAATAAAGGGGAAGCCCTCGAAGACTTCTGGAAAAGAAAACTAGAGGACTCTACATCCGGCTGTATCATTCCAATTGGTGAGCTTCCGCAAGGCTTCAGGGACGCAATCGACAAAGGCTATTCAACTGGATGGCGAAACCTCGATAACTACCTGCAAGGTCTACGTAAAGGCGAGCTGACCGTGATAACTGCTGATACAGGCGCAGGCAAGACTACCTTTTGTTCACAACTGATGGTCAACTGTGCAATGCAAGGTATACCTGTTTGGATTAACTCTTGGGAAATGAAGCCAGAGACAACCTTACGCAAGCTGGCCTCCGTGGTGCTCCGGCGTCCCATGAAGTTTCAGTCCTTTACAGAGCATGAGAACGAACAGTTTGACGAATGGTGCTCAAGATACAAGGTATACATAAATCCTAATACAATTGGCACTGACATACATACACTTGGTCATCAGCTTTACGAAGCAAAGAAACTCGGTGTTGAAATTGTCATGCTCGATCACTTGGATTACCTTGTAAATAACCACAAAGAGAAACTGCACGAAGCAATTGAAGAAACAATGAAGAGATTACATGAACTGGCTTTTGATCTGTCTATGCATTTTATACTTATCTGTCATCCTAGGCAATCAGGTGGAGCAGGGGAAGAAATTGGAATACATTCACTCAAGGGTAGCAGCTCAATCAAGCAATACGCCGACAATGTGCTCATACTGCATCGATGCTCACGAACGGATACAAGCGCAGACCCAAACAAAGTAAAAATAAGAATCGCCAAGAACCGCATGTTTGGTACTGAGGGTAACAGTTACCTTTTTTATCAACCTACCTGGGATGGCTATATGGAGCTAACACAATGATACCAAGTAATTTTATACCTGCCGGACCTATTAAAAAACAAAGATTCATTCCTTATACAGACGGTTCACCTTCGAGAGAGGTAGAGGACGAATTAATGAAAGAATTTACAGAAGGTTTGGCATATCGCAAGCCTTCAATTCTTAATGTTCGGGATGCTTTAGATGATATTTGTGACTTGCTACAGGTTACTTCATATTCCCTAATGGCTGATAAACCAAGCATGAATCCTCTCTACGTACACAATATACTGCAAATGCATGTCATCCCCAAACTTGTCGAACTAGAAAAGGAGTTAGCAAGACTATGAAATTCCAAGTAGGCAATACGCCAATACACATAGAAGTCGGTCAATACAAGCCCATGGATAAAGGCGCATTGAAAGCTTTTTTTGCTATCGTAGAGTATCCGCAAGGTAGAAAAACTCTTGAATGCCGATATTTCCAAAAAGGCGACCAGAGATGGTTTTCTTTCCCTCAGAAGGAATACAAGAAGGCAGGAAGCGATAAATCCGAATATATTCCTCTGATCAGCTATCTAGATAAAGAATATTTTGAGCAGTTCAAAGCAGCCGTATTAATAGCCCTGAAAGACCAAGAGGATAACCATGGCCAAGCGAACTCATATCAAAAGCAAGCGGCTCCATTACAAGACGACGCATCCTCTTTATGGTTCTGAGAATGTTTTTGACTCTTGGATGACTCTTTGTGAGTTAACGATGGATCTTGCAGAGGATGAAGCTAAACGAAGGCTTAATTCTCTGCTTGTACAAACTATAAGTGATATTGCAGATGAAATGATGGAAACAGCAGAAGAATATGAGCCTCAAACAGATAATTAGAAGAAGTCAGATATTTAATCCTGTAGTCGGCAGAGAACTGGTAATGCCAGGCGAACCGATGATTTACAGTGTTAAATATCCGGTAGGGCAAAGGACTCGCGGCGTTCAGTTTTTTAGAAACATGAAATGGAAATCGCTTCTAAAGTCATTTTTTCGTTCATTTTACCGTACTACTACTCCTCTTGTTATTGGTGTAGAGTTTTACGTAAGTCCCCCAATGAATGTTAAAGTGTCCGCTCCAATACTTCGCCAAGAGTCCATGCCAGCCGTTATGTCCTTTGAGCTATGCGACTATACTCTTTCATTTTTAGAGATGCTGCATCATGTGCTATTCAATTCCTATAAGCAAGTAGTTAAGCTTGATGTAGTTAAATTTTATAGCTCCAACCCTAGAACCGTAGTAAAATTTATGAAGTGGGACGAACATGTCAAGTTGCAAAGTATTGATTCCGATAACGCCAAAGCCCAAAGCATCAGTTCAGATGGCAAAGGGAAGGTGGTACAACCCAAGCGCACGAGGAATGGGACAAGTAGCGAGCTATGTACGAAAGAAGTTCCAAGACAAGCCGATGCCGCTGTTGAAAGGCCCGCTGCTTGTGATAGTGCACTTTGTTCTACCGGCAGCAGTAAGCCAACCAAAAGCAAGTCGAGATGCGCAAAACTGCCTGCCACACACCAAGAGGCCGGACGGGGACAATCTGGAGAAATATCTTAATGATTCTCTTACTGGTATTGTGTGGGATGATGATGCTCGTATTGCATGGATGCTTCGGAGCAAAACACTTACGAATGAGAAAAAAGGATATACAATCTTCTACGCACAAGAAATAAATGACGAAGCTTCTGATTATCACGGGATACTTCAGGCTATCAGAGAACATATATACATACACAAAGGGGACGATGATGACTGCGATGAATAAAGACCATTATATTACTGCACAAATGATGATTATTGCCGGCTTGCTAGAGCATACAAAAAACAATCGCGATGGTTCCATTTTTGAAGACGAAAAAACTTTGGAAGGACTTTTAGAAACTCTCCATCAGGGCTTTAAAATTGCCTCTCTTAGAATGCAGAATATCATGAAAGAAGCCGAGGATGATGAACGCTATGATTGTTGCCATTAACGAAACAATAGTCTATATCGTATTAGGCATAGATGAAAACGAACACGATCAAGTGCTAGCTGTCTTCTATGCCTATTCCGATGCTAAGAAGTATTGCTGCCAAATGATGCACAATACCTCTTATTATGATTTGTGGATTGAAAAGCATCCTGTTGTGTAATTTAATCAGTTGGTGGTTCTTCTATTCCCTCTTCTTGTTTTTTCATTGCTAACTTCCAATATCTAGATTTATTTATTTTATTTCCCCGACATTTGATAAAATTCATCACTTGTTCTTTCGTTTCTTTTACATACGGAGGATAATCCATTTGCCCATCTCTTCGTAAACAAAATATTTTGAAATAGGTTTTCTTATCAACAACAATTAATTGACCAAAACTTGAAAACCACTCCTGTTCATCATTATTTCCATACTTATCTTGATATTCTTGTTCAGTCCAAACCATGATTACCTCTTATTCTCTGCTCTTCTTTCCATCTGCCGGCTTCCATTATAGGTAAATTAGCCTCTGTAGGTATATACACAACTGACATATTATTAGTCTGTAACCCCTGTATCCATAAGTACCTCAAATATCCTTCGTTGCCTTCTAAACTATCACCAATGATTTTATTTGCTTTAGCAACTCCTTCAGCTCGTATCACCTCAGCATCAGCCAGAGCCTTTGCACTTTCCTTTTTTGCTAGAGCTTCACATGTCGCTATCTGCCGGTTACTGTCTGCTCTCGCTAGTTCTGCTTCCCCTAGCTTGCTTTGCTGCCATACATGGAGACAAGGCGATGCAAAAGAGAAGTAAGCCCATAGACATACAATTACAAATAAAACGAAACAAATAGATATTATTGTCATTTTTGCTTTTTCTTCATCTTCTTTATTCATTTATACTCCTTTTTTTCTTAAATGATTTAGATTCGATTTTAAATGAATACTTATAAGTTTAACAAACTCACCTCTTATTTCATCAGGCATTTTTTGCATTATTTTAACAAGACACCCAGTCAATATATTTAAAATCACATTAACTTCGGTATATTGGTGCTCTCTCATCTTTAATGTTTCTACCAATGACAATAATACTGTATCCGATAATTCATTTACGTATTTTGCTGTCTGTTCATTCATTTCTTCGTTTTTCATATTAAATCAACTCCACTTTGCTGTTATTGCGCCAGTTGTGTATTTCCATGAACATTTTTAGATAATCTTGTTTAGAAGCTTTAGCAGTGATTCTTTCCACCATTTTGCTTAAATTATCTTTCCATTTTGCAGCATCGAAGTTCGCATGTCTAATCAAAATCAATAAAGCACCCCAAAACCTTGCTGAGTCTGTATAGGGACTGTAACCGTTCATTCGCCGGATGTATTCGATTGTTTCCCAGCAAATATTTATATAAGATTCGAAATGCTCTTTGTTAAACTTAAACTTTCCATCCTTAAAGTTTAAATACATTTCCCTTGCACATCCCATAGAGATATTTAATGCAATCTTTAAGCTCAATCCGTTTTCAACCATGAATTCTTTAAGCTTTATATACTCAGGATAATGATTCTTGCAATAATAATTCAGATAATCGCCTTGTCCCCATGTTTGCGCTACATTCATAATAATAATATCGCTTGGTGTTAATTCAAAATTTCTAACATAGTAAATAGGAACCCCGAGTAACTTTGCAGCAAGTAGCCTGTGTTGCCCGTCGATAACCTCCATATCTGCGTTAACTGATATCGGTCGCATCTCTAAAAGATTTCTTGCCTGTATCGATGCTGCCAGTCTCTTGACATGTGATTGAGTGATTGTTTCCCTATTGTCTTCCCTGAACTTGAATTGATCGTATTCTGATGTCATTCTAACGTCTTGCATCTTTTAACTCCTTTAATGTTTCTATGATAATATCTAATTGCATTTCCATGTTTTCAATCCTTTGTTTCAAAAAGCAATATTGAGTCCTTGTATGTACCTTCATTTTTTCACTGACGTCTTCACTTCTTTTTAATCTTCTTTCTAACATTGATTTATGTGCTATTTCGGCATCATAAGCAATTCTTCCACCATTTTTATTCACTTCAACAATTATAGTATTTCTGCCCCTTCCCATGTCGCCAGCTATTGAAGAAAGGCTACGATCTTCTTTAATCATCTTCTCGATATATTTCCTCTCCATAAGGCAAAGAGCTACTCCCTTCATGTCTTTTTCGGGCAATCCAATTTGTTTTTTCTTCTTTGATTGCATATTTTCCATTCCATAAGGTTTTAGGATTGTCTCTGAGGTATCGAAGCAAAACGTCAATTGATTCGAACTGTACTTTTGTTTCGACCTCAAAGGCTTCGTTCTTTTCATTAAACCTTACCTCATTGATTATAAACGTTTTCATTGTGTTTTTATTATTTGTATTGAAGCGATTAAATCATTATCCTTCATTAATTGTATTAGAGATTTTAACGTACCATCCTTATTCTTAAACCAATACTTTTGCACCATGGGTAATCGATACATATCCTGCAAAACCAAGGTCTCATTCGCGTCTTTTCCGTATGTATTTCCAAAGGCTTGTTTATTACCAGAGGGATATTTCAATCGTATTTTCATATTCCAGATTCCTTCTTCGTTCACCCAAATAAAACCTATAATCTCAACAAACCAATTCTCAGGAACAGGGAACATTTCTTCAGGTAAACCCAATTCTGCATCTAAAGCCTTGTTATCCATTACAGCACTTAACACACCTTTATATATCCAGTTGTCTTCGAATTTAAATATGTATTCTTTCTCGGTCATTTCTCTTTCCTTGGATGAAATTTGTGAAACATTTCTTGGAGTACATTGCTGCTCAATTGCGTATACCTCTCTGTACTCGTTATTGTTTTATGCCCTAATACTGTTTGAATGAACCTTAAATCAGCTCCGGCCTCCAACAAATGAGTAGCACAAGCATGTCTTAAAGTATGCGTTGTTACCCCTTCAATGCCGGCTTCTTCTGCGTATTGCGTCACCAGCTTGCTTAGGTTTTGCCTCTTGATCTTCTTGCCCATCATTGTTTCAAATAGTGTTCCGGCGTGCAGTCCTCTTTCCTGTATGTATGCCTCTATTGTTTCAATTGCTCCCTGTGTTAAAGGCACCGATCTGTTGTCATCACCTTTACCCATGCGTACTACTACCTGAGTCTTTTCTATGTCCCTGATGTCCAAGTCACACAGTTCAGCAGCCCTCAGCCCACTAGAATACAGTAGCTCAAGTATCGCTTTGTCTCTCAAACAGGTAGCTTTACTCAGGATTGCCTCTATTTCGAACACAGATGGCACGTACGGAGCTTTCGGCTTTCTTCGAGGTGTTGATACCCCTAGCATGATATCTTCTTGTATTGCCTTTGTAATGCGTAAATAGGTAAACAAGCTTCTTATCGACATACAGTATCGGTTTATGCTTGCGTTACTCTTGCCTAGGCTTTTCTGGTATCCCAAATAGCTTACTATCATTTGAGACTTTACTTGATTCAGCCTTTTTAGCCCCTTGGATTGTAGGTACTCAAGGAACCTTACAATATCAGATCTGTATGCTTCTAATGTGTTATCGCTAACTTCCAATGTCATATATTCGCTATAGCTAGTCAGAATTTCCTGCATCCAATTTAAAAGCTGCTGTGCTTGACGTAGAGCCATTTAATACCTTCCTTTCTTTACCTTTTTGAGCTTTTAAATACTTAAGATACTGTATAATTATTACTGTGGCACTTAACCCCGTATCGGCACATAGCTTTCTTAAAAAAGTATGTAAATGGACTGGTACTAGCACGTGAAATGCTTTCTTCCCTTCGGTATTCTTCATTTTTTATCCCTTTTTGTAGGTCGATTATCTCTTTTTTTATTCTATCTAGCACTATCACGGTTACCATGTCATTGCGCTCGGCATTCGATAGTTTGTCATACCTGTTTTGCGCGTTCTCTAGCAGTGTTTCTAATCGGCTTTGCATCGTATATACCCCATATTTAAATAGCAACATAGAATTACAGTCCTATGTCGCCACTTGATTGTTAATTCAGCCATGTGTTAATGTTTACTTGCCTTCCGTTTGTCTTACTTTTCAGGGTGACTGTTTCCAAGACTTTCACCTTGCTTTATTCCTTATCATCATACATGCTTTGTGTTCTTATTTCCGTACACTCATTGCAGCCGGCATCATTCAATTGGCAATCTTCCGCAAAGCCTTCATGTCCACAGTTCCCGCAATGGTGCCACATTTCCAGCTTGTCGCCGTTCATCATTGCCGTTTGAAATTCGCTATTTGTTAAAAATACATAGCCACTATTGCGATTAAACATAGGGTGTACTTCTTCATCATAGAAATCTTCCGGTAACCCTTGAGAATTCCATGCCTGTAGTAATTCGATAAGAATTGCGCGCTCTCTGTATCCAAAATCAGCTAAATTTGTTGTTATTATTTCTTGTTTTTTCATTATTCACCTCTTTCTATTTCTATATATTGTTCAATAAACCAGTCTATTACTTCCCAATTTATACCCATAATTGCATCATGATTTTCTTCAATGTATTCTAAAATTTCACAGCAGTCTTCTTTGTCTAATGTTATATCATTGTTTTGCGCTCGATCTCTAATATCTTCCCACGACCATACTATTGCGATTGTTTCTTTCATTCTTAATCTCCAAATATGTTAAATTCACCAAAACTCTTACTCAATTCCGTTAATCCTTTGCTAATGTAATCCTTGTAACCTCTATCCCAAAAACCTACACCGTGCCCATTGCGAGTTAACCAGAAATCATGCCCGCATTGCGCTATATCCAAGTCCTGCAATAACAACCGGCCTTGCGCCATGAATTCGACACAGTCAATCCGCATAGCCCGCAATTCTTCATTTGTGCAAAATGGTATGTTCTCTGTCCAGCAGGCGCACTCTACATATGCAGCCTGGAATATGTCTAATGCTTTTAATGTGTCCCAGTTTGATTGCTTTGTCATTGCTCTACTCCTTCTACTTGGTATCTCATTCCGGCACTTCTTCTTTCACAAATATTACAGCAATTCCACGAAAAACCTATCTCATGTCCGGTATAGTAAATGTGCCTGTTTATCATACGTATTTTGTCTATTGCTCTAGTTATCTCGTATTGTTCTCCCTCTGAATAGTCAGGATTGAATTCTCCATTTTCTATCAGTGCTACGCAATCAATACATGCGCTATATACATTCACTGTTCTCATTGCTCGCCTCTCTATTGGTTGATTATTCTATGTATTCCCAAATTGTAAACTCCAGCCCTTCCAGCCAGTCCGATTCATTAAAAGGTATCCACTCTTCTGATCGATCCCTGTTTATTTCCTCTAATACTTGCTCTATTGTCCAGTGTACTTCTTCTTGTGTTGCATAATTTCTTAGCTTCATAATACCGCTCTATTTGTGTTGTTATTTACCTCTCTCCACTGTTAGTTGCTGCAACCTAGCCGAAGTTAATTGGTCATCTAGGGAGTCCACTAACAAAAACACCGATTAGACACGTCGTATAATTGGCAGTTTGAAGATACATAACACTATACATTACTCCATATTTAAATAGCAAGTGGAATAATATTAGTGGACATGTATTTGTTCCTTATGGTATTGCTAGGATTGACATTAAAATAATAGCTTAACAAGGAGTTTTGTAAAATGAAAGGTAAAAAATTGACTCATAAAGAGAGAATTACCAAGCTCGAAGAGGACAAAAGCTATAGACGGGCGATATTCAAAGAGCTTTGTGATCATGTAGCAAAAGGCTTCTCTTTGGATTGCTTCGCTCCACTCGGTGACGATTCTATTAAAGTGTACCTAAAAGCCTATCCCGAAGAGTTTATACAGGAAGAATTGATCAATGCCTTGCGTGAAGGAAAGGAAAGCTGGGAGGCTATAGGAAGGCGACAGGCTACAGGTGATTGCTTAGGTAATAGCCGTAGTTGGTGGCTTAACATGGCGCATCGTTATAAATGGTCTGATCGCATCAATGTAGAAGCTGAGCATAAAGGTAGCATTGCGGTGAACATTGTAGACTATGCAACTCATAAAGCCTCTAAGAATACTCAACAGGGCACATAGACAATAACTTAAACTATGAATGACCTAGTTAGCAGTCTATCACTATGATTGCTAGCTAGATTTACTTGTAAATTAAAACTTGAATTCGTCTGTAGAGTGGAGGGTGTTGCCCCCTGTAGGTAGGTGATATACATAGACAGAGGCTTACCAAAAATATTTCAGGATTTAGGGTCTTTTTTTACACATCTAGGAAGTAATTTATGTTATCATTATTTCAAAGTTACTAAATCATTGATAATCAGGTACTTATGAAAATCCATATGTTTGAAGAGGGTGCGCACTGTAGCCATTGTTATTATAGATGGGGTGAATTGTGGAAATTAGAATGGAGTGATGTTGCAAATGGAAGAATATGCTTCAATTGTTTTTTAGGTTAGAGGTACACCAAAAATTTTTCCAAATATAGGGGTTGATTTCCAATATTAGTGCTTATTTTCTCTCTCTAAGGGGATACATACCTAAATGGTTGATACTCAGTTACTTATGTTTTTTTTATATATGTAGAGGTACACCAAAAAATATTTCCAATAATAGGAGCTTTTTTTGTATATTTATGGAGAAACCTATACTATCAGAGCTGCTAAATTACTAACTCATTGATACTTAGGCACTTATGAACATATACAAAGGAGAATTACATGGCCAAAAGTGATAAAGAAGTATTAGATATTTTGAAAAGGTTTAAGGCTGAGTTGCGAGATATTGATTTTGATGATCCTAAGAGGCAGCAGAAGTATTCGCGATTGAGAACTTATTTGGATGCTTTGATGACTTTACTTTAGATATTGCATTTCGACGAGCTCTGACGAGGAGAGTGTGTTTTTTTGGGGTTTCCTCTAAGAACACCTTCCCCGCAGAGACTTTTTAATTCCCCCTAACTCAAAAAAAAGAAGAGAAAACCGGCAAAAGAAAGAATTTTTCTGTATAACCGATATTTCGCGACATGTCAATAAAAATCTTCACTTTCATGAAAAATAAATTAAAAATATTTCTTGCCTACATTTTCCGAATCATGCATTTTGTAACTTGAACCTAAGAAAAGGGAAGTGTGCACGCCTAGAGATCCGAGGTTTAGGTAACTTTTGAGGTAGTTATGGCAAGTTGGGGAATTGAGGCAGAAATAATCGAATTTCAGAAAAGTGACTGTACTTCTGCGCGACATGATGAGTTAATGAAAGAAATCAGAGACAGAATGAGGAGGATTAGCGATGCCCAGAGTAGCGAAAGCGGTGATGAGCAGGACGGAGACATCCCCCTGGTACAAGTGGACGGAGGAGTATGAGTGGGATGATGACGAGTTTCAGGCGCCTATGCTTCAAAATAACTATAGTTGCGGTCGAGTGGCTGAGTCCTGTGATACAATTATTTCGCAGTTTAATAGGTTAACAAAGGATAGGGAAGATGAAATTGGGATTATGTAGTACTATATTTATTGTTCTGTTAGTTCTAAAATTGTGTGCGTTAATTACTATTAGTTGGTTATGGGTTTTTATGCCTTTAATAGTTATGGCTGTTTTTTGGACTATAGTTGCATTTTTGGTTATCTTGTATGGAGCTGTGACAATCACGAAGGAACTAAAAAAATGAGTTTATATAAACAGATAGAGGTATTGGATTGTTTTGTGACTGTGGCATTGAAACCTTGTCCTTGGTGTAAGAAAACGCCTTACTTAAATATGCCATTAGATCAGAAAAGTTCTTTTTATATGAATGGTAACCGGCATGATGATGAAGAAACATGGGTATGGAAGATTAAGTGCGAGTGTCGAGTTGCTTCTGAGGCTAAGATTTCGATTAGGAATACAAGTAAGACGAATTTAGATAGGTTTCTTGATAAAGTTGATGAATTATTTGACAAATGGAACGATGGAAATCCTATGAAAGCCTATGAAAAGAAGGTTTTGGACTTGAAAATGATACCTAACTTGAGGATAAAATGAAAAAGATTGATATAGTTGACATTAGTATGAGTTTTTTAGCAGTTTGTTGTGGTATTTTTGTTCTTTGTGCATCATATCTTATATTAATGGTGGTTTCGGGATGAAAATACATGTAGTTGGCGAGCCAGAAGAGGAAGCGGTAAGACAAATGGAAGAAGCAGCCAAACATGATGCCTTTTATGCTTGTCTTTGTGCGGATCATCATGTTGGATATTGTGTTCCTGTGGGTGGGGTTATTGCTTATGAAGGAAAAATCTGTGTCAATGGTGTAGGTTATGATATTGCATGTGGGAATAAAGCTGTGCGCCTCGATGTAGATGCTGAACGGGTTAAAAGTAACATATACAGAACAATGAACGAGATACAGAAGCATATAAGTTTCGGTATGGGAAGAAAAAACGCAGAAAAGGTTGACCATGAGTTATTTGATGATCCTATATGGAATGATATCCCTGTGTTGCGTGGGCTTAAAGATAAAGCTATGGCTCAATTGGGAACGGTGGGATCGGGTAATCACTATGTGGATGTATTTACTGATGAGCTTAATCGCATTTGGGTGGGGGTTCATTTTGGCTCACGTGGTTTAGGTCACAGTATATGTAAACATTTTATAGAACAAGGTGGAGGAAAAGATGGAGTACACGCAGCGCCGGTTATTTTTAGTGAGACTAGCGACCTCGGAGAGCAGTATCTTAAATGCATGGAACTCGCTGGTAGATATGCTTATGCGGGTAGAGATTGGGTTTGTTCAAGGGTTGCAAAAATGTTACGAGGAAACATCGTCGAGCAAGTCCATAACCACCACAATTTTGCCTGGAAAGAGCGGCATTTTGGTAGAGACTTGTGGGTTGTCAGAAAGGGAGCTACACCGGCTTTCCCAGGTCAGAAAGGATTTGTCGGTGGCACTATGGCAGATATTTCAGTCATATTGGAGGGACAAGAATCACGAGAGTGTGCGTCACTACTTTACTCTACAGTCCATGGAGCAGGCCGTAAAATGGGAAGAATGCAAGCAAAGGGTAAAACCGATCGAAAAGGAAATGTCATTAGAGCAGGATTGGTTGATAAAGATGCCCATGAAGCAAGAATTAAAGCAGCCGGAGTTGAAGTTAGAGGCGGAGATCTCGATGAGTCGCCATTCTCTTATAAAAGAATTGAAGACGTACTTGCGGCTCATGGAACAACAATAAAGATTTTGCATAAGTTAAAACCGATTGGGGTCTGCATGGCTGATAGTAGAGAACAAGATTTTTACAGAGATTAGGAGATAGTTATGTCAATGTGCGAATACGATAGAAACCTATTAAAAGAAGTAATTACAATTTTAAATGAAATTAAGATTGAAATGAAGAAAAGTAATGATTTAAACGGAACATCTTTAACATATGTAGTAAATAGAAACAACAAACAGGCATTAATTCACCAGGATGCTATGCGATATCATTTAGAACTAATGGAAGAGCAGAACGACGGGGGCTAATGGACGGGGATAAAGGTTTAGTATACATAGGCAAGATTATCGCTATAGAAGACATTCCTGATGCAGACCAGATAGTAAGTGCGACTGTTGTATGTGGAGTAGGCGGTAAATGGAAGGGAGTAGTTCGAAAAGTTGAGTTAAAATTAGGTGATAGGTGCGAAGTTTATTTACCCGATGCATTGGTTCCTGAGCATGACGAGAGATTAGCATTTCTTAAGTCGACTAACTGGCGCGTGAAGATGAGAAGGTTTCGTGGTGCTGCTAGTGAAGTAGTAATATTGCCATTGATGCCGGAGTGGGTTGATTATTGGATTGGGCTGGATCTGACTGAACATAAGGGAGTTAAGAAATACAGCAAGCCAGTACCTGCGCATTTACAAGGTATAGCAAAAGGAAACTTCCCTGGTTTTATTCCTAAGACAGATGAACCAAACTATCAGAGATGCGGTGAATGGGTTGATGAATTAGTGGGTAAACCTTATTATATCACAGAAAAAGCGGACGGTTCTTCTACGACAGCATATAGATATAAGGGTGAGTTTGGCCTGTGTAGTAGGAACTTAGAATTGCAGGAAAGCGAAACTAATGGATACTGGATAGTTTGCAAAAAATACAATGTAGAAGAGAAGCTGCCGGAAGGATATGCGCTACAATGGGAAACAATCGGACCAGGTATACAAAGCAATCCTCATGGGCTGAAGGAAATAGATGGTTTGGCTTTCAGTGGATATAACATATTAGAACATAGGTATTTAAGTATGTTAGAATTGCAACTTCTTTGTTTAGATTTAGAATTTCCTATGTGCAAGATAGTTGATAGAGGAAATTCATTTAGCAAAGAGGGTATAGAATTGCTAGGTGAAGGAAAGTATTCTAATGGAAAAGAGCGAGAAGGTGTGGTAGTAAGGTCACAAGAAAATGTAGGTACAGTGCCGATTAGTTTCAAAGTTATTAATTTAGGATATGAAAGATGAGATTGCAGCCAATAGGAAGAAGTTTAATAGTACAGGTAAAAGCATCCGAGAAGAAAGGGATACTGATACTTGCTAAGCAGGACGATGAACCGAAGCAAGCAAGAGTAATAGGAGTGGGCGAGAAAGTAGAAGCTCCGATAAAAGAAGGTGATCTTGTGTTATTGGCTCCATATGCAGGAAATAAGGTAGCCGGCGGGAATGATGATGAGCCTTATATGTTGATCGGTGAAAAGGAAATACTTGGAATATTGAGAGACGAATAATGCCGATGTACAATTATAAGTGTCCAACATGCGGGGTAATTCGAGAGGTAAAAGTAAGTATATATGAGAATCCTGATTTATTTCATTGTGGTTATAAACTGATGGAAAGGCAAATATCAAGACCAGCGATTCATTTCAAAGGCACAGGCTTCTACGAAACAGACTATAAGGGCAAGTAATGAGCAGGTCATACAGGAAGCCATACTACGGTAACAGTGACGGTGCGAAGGACTGGAAGAAGGCAGCAAACAGGGTAATACGTAGGGATAAAGAGATGGACTTAACGGACGGCAATCAATACAAGAAAGAAAACGAGGTATGGACTTCCCCGATGGAACACAAGCGAGGTTACTGGGATGTGCCACAATTGAGGAGAAAATGAGATGGTATTCAAAATTAAGTTCAGTAACAAAGCCTTTAATTGAAGGAAAAGACCCTCCAGCAGGTAGAATCAATCCTGACTATAAACATCAGCCGACTAATCCAAGAAGATGCGTTACATGTAATAAGTGGCATGACTGCATTATAGAAAACATGATGACAGGTGAGAGGATCGAGGAATTAAAAAATTGTAAAGACTGTATTATGGAAGGATACGAATTCGAATGAAAGTAACAGCAATAAGTGACCTGCACGGTGACAGACCTAAACTCAAGGGTGGAGACTTGCTTATTGTTGCAGGGGATTGGACAGGCAGAGACAGATACTCCGAGCACGTAGAATTTGCACAATGGTTAGCCAAACAAGATTACGAAAAAAAAGTTATCATTGCTGGAAATCATGACATGCTGGTACAAAAAAATACTAAATATGGTATCGAAGTAGAAATGCCGGCTTTGGATGCAACCTATCTTTGTGATTCAGGTACTGAGTATCAAGGACTTAAGATATGGGGTACTCCGTGGACTCAATGGTTTCATGGTGTTAATCCGGACTGTACAGCTTTTATGTTGCGCAGTGAGTTTGAATTAATAGAAAAATATTCATTGATTCCTTATGATACAGATATTTTAATAAGTCATGGTCCTTGTTATATGCGGTTAGACAAGACGTTATATGGTGATTATGCAGGTTCGCAGGCTCTTAGAGATCAAGTAGAATATCTAAAAGGCAAGCAATTAAAGTATCATTTCCATGGGCACATACACGAGGCAGCCGGCCAGCATGAAGAAGACGGGTTAAAGACTTATAATGTGGCTAGAATGGACAGGAGTTATATTCCAAAAAACAAAATTTTAAACATTGAAATATAGGGGACAAATGGGAATTATTGAGTATTTCAGAGATTGGATGTCAAACAATGAAGAAAAAGA